CTTGTACTCTCCTCTGGTGTAGAGTGGTTCGACTCTACACAGAGCCACGCTCACTAGAATTTGTGACCACGTGAAAACCTGAGCTACGCTCAGGAAAAACTCCGTGTTCAACGAATTCATCGTTGAGAGCATAGCTCGACAACCGCACGCATTGCGTAAGCGATCCCCCATCCGGCCACCGGATGGTACGATTTTGGTCTTGCCTGCTAGCAGATTCGTAACTGCTATATTTATTATTGAGGTGTCTATCCTCAAAAGTTAACCGCACTAGACGGTCGCTGGGTCCGCACCCTTGGCTACCAAATAAGCCACTGGGGGTCCGGTGTAAAATCCCAATTGAAAATCCTCGCCAACACTGTAGAAGGCATGTAGGCCCGCTACATCACCGTTAGCAGGTTCCCAAGTTCCGCACACGTCATGGTAGGCACCAGGATTTATGCCTGTTGGAGAAGAACTTGCCCGTTTTGCTGGTGAAAACCTCACATTTGCATAATAGGGTAGTTCTGCTTCTAGAACTGGGTTCAATTGTGGGACCGTTGCATGAGAGCCATCCCAAGTATGAGACAATAAGCCGGCGTACTGGCGAGTCTGTGCATCCTTGGATGATGATGGTGTAAGTGCTGTGACAAAATCAGCTATAGGCCCCGTTCCTGGGGTCTCATTCCTAGTTATGTACCATATATCCATGTTTGGAACTGCATTCCCTCCCGATCTCAGGTACTTTACTCGTAACGCTCCTCGCCGACAGGTGAAGGCGGGTGTCACGTAGTTTAGTAACGTCATTTCGGCATAGTTATATGCAGTTGGGTATGACGGCACGCTGCAGAGATCTACAGCGTTAGGTGCATAACCCCGGTATAAAGGAAAGTCCGGCAACGAATTGAACTTCCCTATCAGAGATCCACTTTGGTCTATTGTCCACGTTTTACCGTAACAATATCTCTTTAGGCATTGCCTGAAAGAAGTGACAGGATCTCCGAAGTACACGTCGATTGTGTTGTCTGTGGGTGATATGTTGGCAGCGAGATGTTCCGTTGAATCAGGTTTCATTGGTTCATTCTCGTTTTTGGTCATGTCCGAATCTGGATGTGATTCCTCCTTCTCTCCCATTTGCGGGTCATAAGGTTGTACAGATGTCCGTAGCGTATGCTCACGTATAACTGCCAAATCCTTGTTGACCTGATCCAAACGGGCTTGCAATCTCATCAACAGTGCAACAAGCACAGTTATAAGACAAGATGCAAGCGCCGTCAAGCCAGCAGTCATTGCTGGTGCGACCACTTCCTTTTCACCCATCTGTGGGGTGAACCATACCATATCCTGAATGTTTTCTGAATCGGGATCAAAAACCTCAAAATTATCTCCAGCACTAACGTAAACATTGACAGCAACGTCATTGTTCGCAGTGGAATTAGGAGTTGTGAGGTCATTGACCACGTAAACAGATATTATTCCATTCGCCAGATCGAGCGGATCTGCTCCCAACGGCGAGGTACCCCAAAAGATACCATCGCTTAGAGCACGATGCCCGATCATTGATTTTTCATGTCCCCATCCAACTTCCAATGTAAAATCTCTTTCCTTCGCGAGATCTACAATGTGAGTATAATTCGTGTTGTATTCATTGGTGAGAGGATAAGATGGATCATAAGTAATTTTCAACCGTCCTTTGTGGAAAGCAGAAGCTACCACTTGGAAACGAAATTTCATTGATCCGCGCCAATATCGAAATGGCAATGCTGCAAAGCAGCAAGCCGGCATATGAACCTCATCTGGAGGACCAGAAAGTTCATTCCAGAGAACTGGAGAAACTTCTGAATTCCAGAGAAGAGATTCAGGAGCTGCCGTCTTCGCCCATGCAAAAGAAGTCAAATAAGACTCTCTGCATGCTATCGATTTTATCGTCATCTCATCCTTGTCACCAAGACCAAAAGTTCGAGGGTCAACAGTGAGCTCTTGCTTGGCATCTAGTGTCAGCTTAACCACAGAATCCGGAACATTCGTGTTCGACATATTACCCATGAAGGTTGGTCGATACGGTTCCACATCCTGTAACACAGCTGGACGACTGTATCCAAATATGCTCGCCACATTGGAAGCCGCGCTGGCTGCCATTTGTGTGGCTTTAGCAAAGGGAGCTATCGCTGGTACTGATTCCAACGCCCCGGCAACTTTCGCAATGAAATTTGCAGGGGCTGATATTGGTCCATCCTTCTTGTACTCATCCTTTGTACCCATTTGAGGAGTCAAAGCTCCAGGCTCGTTGGCTGTGGGCACAGCAAGAGAAACCTCTTCTGCCCAGACAAAGACAGAAACTGTGATGGTATCAGTAGAACCATTGGCATGTTTCAGGGGATTCATTCCATGGATAAAGACTTTGCCCATCTCTCGCCACTCTTGTTGGGGAATGCGCAATGCATTTTCATACCAACAAAATGGCAAAGTGATGGTCCCACCGAGAGAGTTGGTGGGGTCGAGGTACACGTGAGGTCTCTGAGACGCAGCAACAACATCCTGTATGAAGAAAGCTCGATCCTTGGTCAATTGATCCAAGTTGTGGAGCGGTACATAAGATGCTATAGCTCGTCCATAATAGAAACCATTACCATTCAACACGATCCTGCATTTCAACTTGCAGCGCAAGAGATTGTAGTTCGTGATACGATTGATTACACGAGGATTCTCGAAGAAATCCTGCCATGGATTGAAAGATTGGAAGAACGTGGCTCCAAGCGGCCACGTATAACTTCTCGTTTTGATTGGACGCGAAAAGAAATTTTCCAAGTTCGCGTCAGAGGTGTCAGCTATCCCGAAGGTGCTGTCGGGCTGGCTATCGACTTTGTAGTCCCAATGTTCGCTTTGATCGGCAAACGTTGTGACTTCATGCTTGGTGTCGGTGCCCTCCTCATTGATTGTTATATTAAATCTATTTGTAGCAAGTCGTCATTCACCAATCCTGCAGATGACTCATTCTGCAGGTGGCTTGTCAGTCTTGTACAGTGGCGGACTGTTCTCCTAAATAAGAGTATCTCACGAGGGAGATGCCTCCAGATGAAGCCTTTCCCCTTCCTTGACTGACGTTCGGAAGGGTGAACGGTAACCATACACCTGGACGGGACTTTCGCGTGTAGCCGTGTCCGCAATTAACGGCCAGAGGGATGAGTTTAAGGACTTCCCAGGTCTGGCTTGTCTATTCGACTTTTGTTTTCGACAACAAAATGAGAGCCTCTGCTGCTTCTCGTTGTCTCTTCGTCCTATACCGCAGGCCTCGCGGGCGATACTTGCGATACGGCTGCGTCGGCACATAAGGCACAGTTGGTGTCGTGAAGGGTCTTGGAACAATCTTCTCCAAACCCTGGACATCGTATTTCTCTTTGTAGCTTTCCAACATGTCATCGTATGTTACTGTTAGCATGAGGCAGCCATGGGCTATCTCTGCACGTTCAGCAATTTCGATCATCTGAGCTCGTCTCATCTCGTAATGCTCACGACCATAAGCAAACCATTCGCGTAAAGCGCCATCTATGATTTGCATGGCTTGTTGAGCACGAGTTATAGATTTCGAGCGAAGTACTGCATGTAAAGCTTTGAAGATTGAATCCTCGTCCAGCGCTCCCATTATGAAGCCCGTATCTGGACTGAAGATGTTCTTCCGTTTCAAGAGATCTGCATCCTTATCCTTCATGTAAGGTACAGGGTCTGATTCCTTGTCCGGCATGGTGAACAACATATCACGTTCTTCCAAGAATTCTGCCACAGAAATGTGATTAAACTCTGGGAAGTCCTGGTGAACGGAGCTCTTGGCATCGTCACCATAAGTGATTAGCGCACACACATCACGAAATTCAGGAAGATCTTTACGATCCCTGCAAATGTGATAGTATGCGCAGCGGAAAAGCAAGGCATTGACAATTGAGTTGATGTACACTGTAAGATTCTGCCCCGAGGGGTTTGATCCATAGTGCTGTATCAAATCTCCATTATATGCCATAAGTGGGTAACAAATATCTGTGGCGATACCTTCCATAACCTGGAGGTCGCGTTCAGAATACCCACAATGCTTCCCGATGTCCATCATGATTCGGAACGCAGAAAACATCACTTGCGCAGGCATGCGTAAATCATACTTGCTGTAATCTCCAGCAAGAATTCGATTTTCCCCGTACTTCCTCACGTGCTTGGCCAACTGGTCCCATTCAGGACCCTGCGCGTTGATACCAACAGCACACTCGGATGTTAAAGGCATCATCGAAATGATACGTGCTATAGGCAAGTAATACTTGCGAACCAGGAGTTGCAATGCCGTAGGCGCTCCCTGGAAAACCCTGACCTTGTCCTTAGTCAATTTTGTCGCTTCATCCTTCAGACATGCTTTGAATATTGGATAGGCTCTTTCTCCAGCGAGATAAAGCTCTTCCATTTCATAGGCGTGTTTCCAGAACATGGGATCCAGCTCGGCTGGACATTGATGATCTGGATACTCTTCAGGATCCAAAAGCGTCAAGAAGTTAGACTTTGGACCGGACAGGGGAAAACCAATGGATGTACTTGGAGGCATTTTGTCAACAAATCTCATCCCATCAATACCACAAACGGTTTCCATCTCAGTCAAGGGTCGAACTTGAGACTTCATCTTCGGCAACTGATCCAACGCCTTCAATACAGGGACAATGTAGTCCTTTGCTGCACGAGTGAGCAATGATCCTTCAATTCCCTGAGAAGGTTTGGTAGAATACTGAAGTGAGGCCTGAAAAGGCCAACCCTTTCGAAACTTCGGTGGTCCCCATTTCTGTGGTACTCCTGTGACATCCTCAACATGTTTGGAGATTATGGTGTCTTCTACTTCAGAATGGTAAGTGGCTCTTCCAGTGCACTGTCCATAGTACTTACAATATGCTCCTTTTGGGAGGTAGTTGATAGCACTTTTGGGATGCACGTCGGGACCCTGGTAAAATTGTATGTCATAGAGCTGTTTGGGAACAGTTCCCTCACTCTTTGCCAAAACAACACCGGGTTTCTCCGACAGAGCTTGCTTAGCATTTGCCATCTGATCTTGAGTCAGCAGGCCACTACATCCATCGACATGTCCATTGACTCCACCAAGGTGGAATCCCCCAATCAAGGGGCCTTTAGTTTCCGTCACCAATGCTCCCATACACAATCCTTCGAATGTGTTCATAGGTAGCTTATAACGAGAACCAAAGAATGTACATGCCTTTGTGAAAACTGGTCCTGGGTTCATTTTAGTCCTCGGCGTTTTGCTGCTGACCTGGAGTTTGCTTCCGTCTTCTTTCTTATACACAAAACGTGCTGGAACAGAAGCGAAGCGCGATTCCGGTAAGTATGCAGTTAAGTCCTTCCAATCACCACCATTGGGAACCCAAACGAGTGATAAATCGGTATTAGGTACTCTCACGCTATGACCTTTATGAATCCATGTCTCAAAATTCCCACCAATTAAGGTGGGATCATGGCGAGTAACAGAAATCTTCATGTCATCCTCAATCCACATATGATGTGGAACCAATGCAATGTTTGAACAAGGAAAGAATGCGTCGCAAACGTATACCTTGTCAGACTTTGAGGTCCGCATTTCCATGAAAGCGAGGTTCTTGAAGACCATATTTTCCAAATCGTCAACTGAGGTAGTCTTAGCCTTGTCTGAACATGGCATTTCAGAAACGACAACACCGGACCATGGATTGACCTCGGTGTCTCTTTCTTCAATGTCCACATCAGCTGTTGGGGCAAGATTTCCCTGAGGTGAAGGGACAACTTTCAATTGCTTCCATACTA